GCCGCGCTGTACATGATTATGGCGAACCGGTACGACTGGCAGATGTTTATTGAGGCCACCGGAGACGGCGGGAGCGGTAAAAGTACATTCACGCACATAGCCAGCCTTCTGGCAGGGAAACAGAACACGGTAAGCGCTGAAATGACATCGCTTGATGATGCTGGTGGACGTGCGCAGGTTGTCGGGAGTCGTCTTATCGTCCTGGCTGACCAGCCGAAATATACAGGCGAAGGCACGGGCATCAAGAAAATCACGGGCGGCGACCCCGTGGAAATAAACCCGAAATATGAAAAGCGTTTTACGGCGGTAATCAGGGCGGTGGTGCTGGCTACCAACAATAACCCGATGATATTCACCGAACGGGCCGGAGGTGTGTCACGTCGTCGCGTAATTTTCCGCTTCGACAATATCGTTAGCGAGGCAGAAAAGGACAAGGATTTACCGGAGAAGGTCGCGGCTGAAATCCCCGTGATTATCCGCAGATTGCTGGCAAACTTTGCTGATCCAGAAAAGGCGCGACATTTGTTGATTGAACAGCGCGACGGTGAAGAAGCACTGGCGATAAAGCAACAGACGGATCCGGTTATTGAGTTTTGCCAGTTTCTGAATTTTCTGGAGGAAGCGCGCGGCCTGATGATGGGTGGCGGTGGCGATTCCGTGAAGTACACGACCAGAAACAGCCTTTACCGCGTCTATCTGGCGTTTATGGCATACGCAGGC